TTTCATAATGTGTAAAATTATATTTGTTGTAACTGTTTGATTTTCTCCTGAAGATTTCGGATTGTCTCCTGTTGCATGGAGATTACGTCGATTAGGTTGTTGAGCCGCCGCTCCTGGGTCTCCTCGTTGTCCTCCGTCAGCATCGTGCCGACACCGCGCATAAACCACTCGGCGGAAATGCCGCCAAATTCAGTCAATATCGCCTTGATAATCTTGTAACTGATTTCAGTAGCGCCCCTCATCATCCTGTTAAAGCTGCTCTGTGTGACGCCCAATTTTTTGGCGAACTGTGTTTCGGTCATATTGGAATAGGATAAGACCGCCTTAATTCTGTTTATCATACCGCTAAATGTTAAAAAATATTAAATTCTATCATTTTTTAGTCAATAATGATTTGTATTTAATCAAAAATGACTAACTTTGCACTATCAATCAATCGTCAAGCAAATTTATACAAAAATTTTCAATATCGCAAATCTTCAATTCATTTATTAACCTAAAACTACAACAAAAAATGGAAGGACAAACCAACACCGCCGCCGACGTGCCCCAGGCAGTCGAACAGAACAACGAAGTCGAACAACTCAAGTACCAAATCCGGAAGCTCGAAGCCGAAGTCAAGGAGCAGCAGGAGCGCAAGCAGTTCGCGTACAAGATGATTAACGAGGAACGCTTCAAAGTGGACGTGCTCAAGCTGGTGCTCGGCAAAATCGAACCCAACTCCTACATGACGGGCTCGGACTTCATCAAGAAGATGCTCGGCATCGTTACTGGATAAAGGTTCGCCAAACCCTCACCCCCCCCTCCGCCATAGCTCAGCCGATGAAGAGCGCAGGCAAAGCTTGAGACGCGGGCGCGAACCCCGCTGGCGGAACCAAGAAGCCCGAAAGGGCGACCCCAAGAGACCTTTGACAAGTCGGGATTTCCAAAGGAACCGCCGCCGACCTGTACGGCGGAAGGCCTGCGATGAGCAGAACCGCAAGTAACGCCATAGCCGAGATCCGCCCGCCGCCGGGAGGCAGAGCGACGGGGAGCTGAACGGCGATAAGACGGAAGTCCGAGCCAGTGAGAAAGCGGGGAAGCGGAATTCCAGTCAAGCCAAAGGCTGGTGCCGACACGGGGCGGCGGACATGACCCCGTGGAGTGTTCAACTTTTAACAACCATACAGGACAACAACTGAGCTTTAATTAGCTTTCTTTCATAATTTACCCAGGGCGGCGCCCGCGACGACGGACAGCGGGGCATGATTTTGCCGATTTTGGTGCGGGGGTTCGACTCCCTCCGCCGTCCCCAATTTAACCCAAATACCTACGAAATGGAACAGGCAACAACTACACAGACGGACAACATCGCCGGGGCAATCCGTGCGATGAACGTCGGGGACTCGCTCGAGTTCCCGATTGAGAAAGCCGCCTACATCCGAGGGGTGATACCTTACAGGGACTTGCTCAAGGAGCGTCAGGCGGGCTGCAGATGGTCCACGTCAATCGACATGGACAACGGAACGATAACCGTTAGCCGGACAGCGTGATGGAACGGGCGGACATCGAAAACAGGCTGCTCGCGAACATCCTCGACGCGACTTCGGGCATGACGGTCGGCAAAACGAAGGCCGCACGCATCGTCGGCGGCGAACGTACCCTTGAACGCCTCCACCTGTCGGGCGCCGTCGAGTGCTACGGCAAGGCGGAGGCGCAGAACGCCAAATGGCGCTACAATCTCTCACAAGTCCTGCAGCATTGCAGGCGGCAACGGCCACACAAAGTCAAATAATTTAACTAACAAACAACCCACGAACAAATGAAAACTACCGCAGCAATCCTAATCGCCGTGATACTGTTCACGGTCTGCGCCGTCCCTGCCGACGGCGCACCGCTCGCCGACTATCTCGCCTACGGGGCTTACGCCCTGTTCGCATACTGGATAATCCGCAAGCTCGGGAAAGTGCTCAACGGAGAAAAGTAAGCGGAACGGCTCCGGCGGGAGTCTTTCTCATTATCAATACCGTTTCTTTAGCCGCCGTGAGGCGCCGCTTGATATTATCTTGCTCATGATCATTCAACGTCAGGGCCCGACGGAGCCGACCCCTTACAACCTCCACCAGAGCAACAGTTAAAAATGGTTTATTACCGGTCATTTTACGCCTAAAAAAATTGCGTAAACCGCTAAAAATCACTAACTTTACAGTGCATTTAAGTCAAACATTTTAATTCAATTCATTATGTCAGAAACCAAGACGAAAAAGAGCGTATTCGAGACGCTCAACGCAATCAACGTGAACGAGCACGTCGAGCAGAGGAACGGCCTCACTTACCTCTCCTGGGCGTGGGCGTGGCAGGTGGTCAAGCAGAACTACCCCGACGCCTTCTACACAATCTACGAGAACAAGGACGGGCTGTGCTACCACACCGACGGGAACACCGCCTGGGTCAAGACGGGAGTGACGATTGAAGGGCTCGAACACATCGAGTACCTGCCCGTCATGGACAACAGGCACAAGTCCATACCCGTGGCGAACCTCTCGTCCTTCGACGCAAACAAAGCAATCCAGCGAAGCCTCACGAAAGCCTGCGCCCGTCACGGGCTCGGACTTTATGTCTATGCGGGCGAAGATCTGCCCGACGAGGAGGCGAAAGCGGCGAAAAGCGAACAGGCCGCCAAAATCGAACAGGCGTGCGCCGAGATGCGTGCCGTGAAGAGCCGCGAGGAGTTCGAGACCGTCTGGCGGAAATGGTGCAACGCCGTGCCACGAGACAACGGATCCGAGTTTATGAACGCCGTCAAGGAAATGGCGGCAATATACCCCAAACCGCAATGATTACGGCGGCGGACTTGAAAAAGTCGGCGGTGGTGTTCGACGAGGCGTCCCACACCTACCGCCGCGGCTCCGCCGAGCTTTCGGGCATCACGGGGCTTATCCGCTCGGTGCTTCGTCTGGGCGTCTATCCCGACGCATCCCTCTACGTTCAGGAAGTACGGATACCGAAGGCGGGATATTACGGGATCTGCTTACATAAGGCGATACAGGTCTGGGAAGAACTCGGCGTTGAGAACACCCATTTCCCCGAAGTGAGCCACACCACGAAACATTTTGGTGATATAATCCTTCCTGCCCAAGATGTGAGCGAGGACTTGCTTTACTACCGCAAGGTCAAACCCCGCGTGTGCCGGACGCTCGTCAGCGAGTTCACGGTGGACTACGGCAACTTCGCTTCGCAGATTGACGCCGTATGGCAGTCGGAGAACGGCGAGATTTACCTCGTCGACCACAAGACCAACAACCTCGACTACTATCCAGGCGGCGCCGCCAAACTCAAGGAGTACCTCTCCTGGCAGTTGAGCTGTTACGCCGTCATGTTCGAGGTGCAGACGGGGCGGCTCGTCCACGGGCTTCTCGGAAACTGGATAAGGAAAGGGGCCGGCGAGCTGTGGCGCATACCCAGGCGCGACGACGACGAGGTGCTCAAACTCCTCTCCACCGAGATACTGCCGACCGACAACGGCTTCGTCTATATCAACCCAGAGATGCAGGTCACGGCTCCCAAGTTGGAGAAAGCCGTAGAGCCCGTGTCCTCTGCGCTCGCGGTCCCCACCGACATCATCACGGCGATAGCCAACCTGCTGAAAGCGGAGAAAGCCGCCAAAGTGATGAAGGAGAAACTGCGTGAGATGATGGAGGCGGCTGGGATAAGCAAATGGGAGTGCGACCAGTTCACGGCGACCATAGGCAAGCCGTCGGAGTCGCGGACTTTCGACACGAAAGCGTTCCAAGCCGACCACCCCGACCTCTACGAACAGTACATCAAGACAACGAGCAAGAAAGGCTCGTTCACACAAAAACTTAAATAATGAAAGTTAAGCATTTAATTCAATCTTTTAACATTATGTCAGTAAACAAAGTCATTTTACTCGGACACGTCGGGAGCGAACCCGAAATCCGGGAAGGGAACGGCGGCAAGTTCGCCACGTTCCGCATCGCGACAACCGACAAAGGGTTCACGCGGCGCGACGGCACGCAGGTGCCCGAACGCACCGAGTGGCACAACATCGTGGCAAACGGCCCCGTGGTGCAGATTATCGAAAGTTATGTCCGCAAAGGCACGAAACTCTACGTCGAAGGCAAGCTGAGAACACGCAAGTACACCGACCGCAACGGACAGGAGCGCACCGTCACCGAGATAGCGCTGGAGACCCTGGAACTCTGCGGCGGCAAAGCCGAGACCTCGGCACCTGCCCAGAACCCCAACCCTCCGTTCATGAACGAACGTCCGGCTGAACAGCTACAGGCTCCGGCTGTGGACTACGACAACCTGTCTTTCTGGTATGGTCGTAATCCACATTAAAAAGGAGAACGGAAAAGTCACCGACGGGAGGACGCTCGACCAGTGTTGCGCGTTCCTCCCCAACGGGGACTACGTCGTCACGGTGGAGCCGAAGGAGCAATGGGAGAAACGCCAGCCGAGAACGCTGAGCCAGAACGCCCTGCTCTGGATATGGTTCGCCGACATCGCCAACTTCTTCAACAGGACTTACGGCGACGACGCATGGAACAAGGACAGCGTCCACGACCTGTTCTGCGAGATGTTCCGATACCCGAAAGTCCTGCCGAACGGTCAGGTGATAGACAAATGGGTCGAGACATCCAAGCTCAACAAGCGGCAGATGTCCGACTTCATGAACAAAGTCCAGTCGTATATGGCGACCGAGCACGGCGTTTCCGTGCCGTTGCCCGAAGACGATATGTATAAGGACTTCCACGATTACTATTCATAACTTATAAACAAACAAAGTCAAACATTTCAATTCAATTACAAAGCACTATGGCACAAGTTTTAGATTTAGATTTGAAGGGCTTGACCCTCGCGGAGCTGCACAACCTCAACAGGCAGCTCGAACACAGCAGAGCCGAAGAGGCCGAGTGGATGAAAAGGGAGTACGGCGCCAAATGGAACGGCGTCGACGAGAAACGCAAGGTCGAAGAGGCTCAGTTCAACGACAAACGCAACGCCCTGTTCGCCAAGTTCAGGGAGGACACCGACCCGATAACGCTCGCGTACAAGGACTACGGCATGCAGATTGGCTCGCTCGTCGCCAAGCGCCACCTCTGCAAGACGGAGGAGGAGATGGACGAGATAAACGCCAAGATTGACGGAATAATGGAACAGCGCCACTTCCTCAGCGTCCAGCGCGGCGAGATGCGCACGAAGTTCCACGCCGACCTCCACGACCTGAAGAACGCCCACGAGGCCGAACGCAAACGGCTGCACGCCGAGCGCCAGTCATACGAGAGGGACTTGAAGCAAGCCCTGCTCGAAATAGCGTCGAAATACAGCGCGAAGGCCGACGAGGTGCGGAAGCGCGTCGCCGAGCTCAGGGAAAACGCCGCGGAAACGTATGGCGTGTGTTAGTTTTTTTATAGTTTTTAGGCCGGGCGGCATATCCGCCACCCATCGGGTGTGCCGCCTTTTTTAATTCATGAATATGAGAAGATTTAATAAGTTCGGAAACAATAAAGTTTACGTCGTGCCGGGGAGCGACCACCACTTCCGCACGGAGCACGACGCCCGATATTACTGCGAGATTAACGGCGTGGATTTCTCGTCGGTGGAGAAATACGACTCCACGAAGGAATTCCGCCGCTGGCAGGAACTGAGGGCGCTCGAACTTGCTGGGGAAATCTCGGAACTGCGCCGCCAGGTGGAGTTCGAGCTGATACCCGCGAAGTACGAGAGGGCGCACATACGAGATAAAGTCATGCGCCTGTGGTTCGTGATGCCCGGACGCGACACGAGCCGCCAGACGTTCCCGACACGCAGGAAAGCCGAGGCTTACTGCAAGGAAAACGGACTGCCGTACAGGACGGTCGACAGCGTCACGTACGCCGAGCCCGTGTATAAGGACGTGTGCATAGAGCAGAACGCCGTATATACCGCCGACTTCGTCTATAAGGACGGGAACGGGACGGAGATAGTGGAGGACACGAAGAGCGAGGCGACGAGAAAGGAGCCCGACTATGTGCTCCGCCGCAAGCTGATGCTCCACGTCCACGGCATACGGATAAAGGAGACCTGACTATGGACGACGGCTGGATTAAGATGTTCCGCAGCTTCCTCGACTGGGAGTGGTACGGCGACACCAACATGGTCAGGCTTTTCCTCCACCTATTGCTGAAAGCCAACTACGAGGATAAGCGGTGGTGCGGGAAAGTGATACGGCGCGGCCAGCTCGTCACGAGCCTGGCATCGCTGAGCGGGCAGACGGGCTTGACGTACCGCCGTTTAAGGACATGTCTTGAACGCCTTGAACAGACCAACGAAATAGAGAGAAAAACGACAAACAAATTTACTATCATAACGGTCTGTAAATATTGCGATTATCAACAAGTCGAACTGCCAGAGCGACAAACAAGCGACAAACAAACGACAAACAAACGACAAACAAACGACAACAACATAAGAAATAAAGAAATAAAGAATAATATTATAGAGGCTAAAGCCTCTACGTCGCTTGGCGACGCCGGCGTCGTGGACTTCGACGGAATAAAGGAGTTTTTCAACAGGACTATGGCGGGAAAGGCCATCCCCTGCGTGAGGCTTCAGCTTTCCGACAGGCGCAAGTCGCTCGTCAGGGCTCGGATAATGCAGTACGGCATCGAGGCGGTCTATGAAGTCATAACGAAGGCCTCCCGTTCGACGTTCCTCAACGGCGGCGGACACCGTGGCTTCGTGGCGGACTTCGAGTGGCTGATGAGACCGAACTGCTTCCCGAAGATACTCGACGGGAATTACGATGACAGACAAACAACCGACACGAGAAGAAATGAACGAGACGATACAAAAAACGATAGAGCGGGCAATGGAGCAGATCCGCTCGCGAGGGCTCGCGTTTACCGAGAGGGAACCGGAACGGATTGACTTCGACACGGAACGGCGGATGTTCCGCCGGGCGTTCCTCGAAGTCTCGCCCGACTACAAGCCCGAACTCGCGGACCGCGACATCCTCAACTCCATATACGCATGGGTGTGGAAGAACGACGGGTCGAACACGCTCAAGCTCGATTACAACAAGGGCTTGTTCCTCTACGGTCCCCTCGGCCGCGGCAAGACACTGACGATACAGGCTCTGCGTTTGTATATGAACGGAGTGAAGAGCCGCGTCGCCGCGATGCGCGACGACTGGAGGCTCGGAGCCTGGATGAAGTCGGCGTCGGAACTCGCGAACATCTACGCCGCCGAAGGACAGCCGGCGCTGATTGGCTACTGCCGCCCCGAAGTGAACCTCGTCATAGACGAGTTCGGGCGGGAGCCGAACCCAGCCAAATACTTCGGCACCGAGATGAACGTGATGCAGTTTCTCCTCCAGCTCCGCTACGACCAGAGGCGCAACAGCGTGACGCACGTCACGACCAACCTCACGCTCCCCGACATCGCCTCCCGTTACGGGGACTACGTCGCGGACCGCTGCCTGGAGATGTTCAACTTCATAGAGTACAGGGGCGACAGCCTCCGGCAATGTTAAACCGCCAAAGTCTTATGTTTCAAATAGTTAAATAGTGTTGAAACGCATAAAAAACGGCGGAAAAACGAACCGACTTTATCAAAAAATCACTAATTTTACAATGTAATTCATTATTAGTCAAACATTTAATAAACAACCCAAATGGAAGTAAAAAACATCAGCATGGCGAGGATTTTCCCCTCGCCGATGAACCCCAGGAAAACCTTTGACCTGGGCGACCTCCAGGAACTGGCTGACAACATCGCGCAGCACGGGCTCATACAGCCGATAATCGTGCGGGCGATACCGCCCAGCGACGCCGATCCCCTGGGCGGCGACTTCGAGATTGTCTGCGGTGAGCGCCGCTTCCGCGCCGTCCGCCTCAACGGCGGCGAGGAAATCGCCTGCATCGTTAGGAACAACCTCACCGACGAGCAGGCCTTCGACGCGATGATTACCGAGAACCTGCAGCGGAAGGACGTCGACCCGATTGAGGAGGCCTTCGCCTTCGGGCAGCTCCACGCCCGCGGCAAGTCAATCAACGAAATCGCCCTGCGTTTCGGGAAGAGCGACCGCTTCATTACGGAGCGGATTAAGCTCGACAAACTCCTTCCCGAACTCAAACGCTGGGTGACGAAAGGCTGGATGCACGTCGGCGCGGCGATGCACCTGTGTAAACTCACGGAGGACGAGCAGCGGCAATTCCTCGAAAACTACGTCGGGGAGGAAATCGGGGACGACACCGAGCCTATCACGAAGCAGGACGCCGTGGACTTCACGAACAACCTGTTCATGCGTATCGAGCGTGCCGACTGGAGCGACGGCTTCAAGGGCTCGTGCGGCACAACCTGCGCCGACTGCCCCCACAACAACGCCAACGCCGGCTGCCTGTTCTACGAGATGAAAGTCAAGGACGCCACCTGCACCAACCGCGCCGCATGGAACAGGAAACGCTCCGACTGGCTCATGAACGTAATCGAAGAGAACGCCGCCGTGCTCGTAAGGGAGGGCGAAGAACTTGAGGCGGGCAAGACGCTCGTGCTCAAAAACGACTCCTTCTACGCCGACAGGTGCGACGACTACAAACCGACCCTCGACAAAGTTGCGGCGATGGGTTTCAGGATAGCCGAAGCCGAGGACTTCTTCGAGCGGTTCTCGTACTACGGAAAGGACGACGACAGGCTCAAGGAGAAACTCGCCGCCAACGAGGTTTACCGATGCCTCGTGATAGAGGCGGCCTACAGGGGCACGGAGATTTCCGAACGCTACTACCAGTGGAAGAAGCGGACGGAGGACGGGGAAACGGAGGCGATGCGCCTCGTGAACGCCTACCGTGAGAACGAACGCAAGAGCGAGACATCGCTTTCGAGCAAACTCAGCGGACTCTTCTCCGCCATGGACCCCGACGAACTCGGAAACGGACCGCTGAGCAGAGCCGAGAGCCTCGCGCTCCTCACGCTGATACTCCGAAAGACTTCGCACACGTTCCGCGACGGACGGGGCTTGGTCTCGTATTCGAGCGAGGCGAAGGAACTCACCTACGCAACCGAGCACGCCGACGAGGCGAACTTAATCTGCCGCGACTTCATCCGCAACGAACTCGCCCAGGGCGGCACCCAGTACTACGCCGACCTGCGGGAGTGCCAGGGGATGCTGCTCGACGAGTGGCTGAAGGAGGAGGCGGCGGAAGTCAAGGCGAAAGCCGCCGAGGCGCTCGCGAAGAAGCAGGAAAAGATAGTCGAACAACTCGCCGCCCTGGGTTACAACCCCGACGGCACTAAAACCGAAAAGAAATGAGCAACTACAGCCTAAACGAGAAAGTCAGGTGCATGGTCGCGCCCCTCGTCGTCGAGATACTGAAGGCGGCGGGCGGCAGGAGGCTGACGAGCCTCGACATATCACGGAAAATCCGTGAGACGGGGCACTCCGCCGACCGCATAGAGGTGAGGGCGGCGATAAACCACATCCGCACCAACGGCATGCTTGACTGCGTGTGTTCCTCCTCCGACGGCTACTACGTCGCCACAACGGACGCCGACATCACGGAAACCATTTACTCACTTGAGGGACGCGTCGAGGCGATACAGGAAGTCATAGAGGCCCTCAAATGCCAGAGACACTACAAATTCAACGTATGAGAGCCATGAACGGAGGATACCACAAAAGAACCGGAGGTGACGGGGACAGTCCCGTCGTCTCCTGTCTGCTCTGCATGCTGTTCAACGCCGTGGCTCTTGCGGGCATAATCTACCTATTCATCAAACTTATAAACTCAACGATATGAGCATCACAACAATTCTAATCATCTATGCAGTCGGAGTGCTTATCAACGCCCTCATAGCGGCGGCGATTTACGACGACATGACTGAGGACAAAGTCCTCGAACGGATACGGGCGGCAGTGCTGCTTCTCTATGTTTTCGCGTCGTTCCTGACGTGGGTGTTCGCCTTGTTCTATTTACTCGTCTGGCTCGTCAGGCGGACTTACCGTTATATGCGCAGGGACGATGGCGAAAAGGATTGAGAAACCGAGGGTGCAGTGCCGCGGATGCAGGCACACACGCGACTGGGAGAACAGGTCGATAGACGACGGCCGTCTGCTGATTGGCTTCTGCGATTATTACCCCTACGGGCTCCTGCTCGACCAGAAGAGACCCTGCCCGCACTTCGTGCCGAGGGAAGAAGGGAGGACGGACTGATGAAACGCTACTATTTCACATTCGGAGTCGGCATAGACAAGCCGCACCGCAACTGCTATCACGTCATTGAGGCCGAAAGTTACAAGGCGGCGAAAGGTGAAGATGTGTTTAGAACTTTTGGAAGAAAAAAATGAATTATGACACGAGAAGAAATCATTAAAATGAGGGCATACGCGATAGCGGAAGCCTCCGTGAAAGCCTACAACGAGTGCCCTGACATCGACACCGACAGTTTCGAACTCGGCGCGGAATGGGCTGACGAACATCCGCAAGGGTGGATAAGCGTTGAGGACGAACTGCCTAAACCCAATGAATTTGTGTTGGTCTATGGGAAATCCGACGGGTACGATAGTATCGAAATTGACAGAATGATAAATAATAACAAATGGGAATATATGGACGAGGCAAGTCATTGGACACCCTTGCCCGAACTACCCAAGAAAGGAGGCGAGAAATGATTAAGGTTATCGAAGAAAAGCCTGTGCCGACAGCACAGATAAGATGCCCGAACTGCGATTCCTTGCTTGAATACGGAAATGCGGACTTGCATGAAGATATGAACACAAATCTCAACATCATGCACGCCTATGTAACCGATTATCACATTCACTGCCCTGTTTGTGGATGTGAGGTGAAAGCACATTGGATATTTAATCAGATTAAGAAAGGAGGTAAGAAATGAGAGAAGAACTTTTTTCCTGCGGCACTGACGCGCTGTTTTGGAAAGAGCAGAACTGCGACAGGTGCGAGAAATCGGGATTTCGCCCCGTTTCCGCAAGCGAAAACGGCAAGGAAACACAATTCGACTACATCTGCAAAATCCACCGAGAGATAGACTTGGCGTGGGTGACTGACGGGAAAGGCGGCGAGGAAGCGGCCAAAGCCTGTCGGTCAAGCGTGTGTCCGTTCATCGAACCGAAGAAAGGAGACCCCGATGAAAGCGATTGACTTGACAATAGAGCAACTTGACTGGTTTATCCACAATTTTCCGACAACGAAAAACCAGGAGGTCGCCGACCACTTGGGAGTTTCCATAAGCACCGTCAAAAAGATAGCGAGGGAGCTGGGCATAGGAAAATCCAACTGCTCG